AGATACTTCAGAAGACTGCGAAGAATACGCTGCGAAGTCGATGCTGATTGTTTCGTACTGCTTGACTTCACCGTCTTGCTTTTCGCTGTACCAACGTGTCACGACAATAGGTGTCGTGTTCGCCGGGTCAACGACCATGACTGCCGTATGAAGATAGTTTCCGACAACGCCTGAAGACACGTCTTCGCCATGTATGCGAAGCGGATATGCGCCATGCTGAAGCGCAACACCGCAACAGTTCTTCGGGTCTATTGTGATACTGTGCGCGTAGGTGTCGCTCACGGTTGCTGTGCCGAGCGTTTTCCACTGACCGTTGATTAAGATTTCAGTGATGCAAGTGATGCCCTTGTCAGATGCGTTGTTCGCGAAACGATACATCGGAAGCTGCTTAACTGCACCGCCGACATTGATGACAGTTGATGCCGTGTAATTCAGCGTCTGTTCTGATGTGATAGTCACATCTACTGCTGTCACGTTGATGTTACGCTTCGCTGTGCGGTCGCTGTCATCATACGCAACGAAACGGAACTTGCGCTGACCGGCTATGCTGAAGTAGCGCGACAGGTCAAATTCAAAGTCGAATGTTTCCTTGTCTGCCGATGTTGCTTTGTTCAGTCTGAATGTTTCAAGCAACTGTTCTGTGTCACGGTCATACAGTTCGACTTTCTCGATGATGCAGCTTTCGTAGTCTGTTCCGTTCTTCAGCGTGATTGCTGCTTTCACGACAAGCGTACCGCCTGACTGTCCGTAAAGCGGTGATGTTTCGGGCGTAAATTCAAGAATAAGACCTGTCTGACCGCCACCACCTGTGCCGACTGCAAACTGCTTTTCGTCACCGACTGCTGCACCGGCTGCGTTGACAAGTTGCATTTTCACGACACCTTCTGTTTCAGTGTCGATATTGATGTTTGCAGGAATGTGCGTGAAAGCACCGCCTGTGCTGAAAGCGTCTTTGCCGTCTTCTTTAGGTTCGTCTTTCGTTTCAACAGTAGAACCACCGCCACCGTTTCCGAAGTCGTGCCACAGTCCTGCTTCGCCGAAGTTTCCGACAGATGATGTAAACTGCTTGGTTTCCCAAGTGTTTTCACTTGTCTGATAGGTGATGACAAGACCGCTCTTGCGATAGTCGATGCCTGTTGCGTTCGACTTTGCGACAAGTGCGTTGATTGCATATTCGAGCGTGTAATATGCTGCTGCCGTACACGGACCACAAAGCGCATCAATGATGATAAAACTTTCGTCACCGGCTGACATTCCTGCGTTGTCAAGCCAATTACCCACGTTCTTGAAGTTCGCTTCGCTGCTGTCTGCACCGATATACTGATATGTCTTCCAAGACTTGTCTGCGATAGCGAAAGTTATCTGCATACCGACATTGCGGAAGCCTTTGTCATAAGCAACCGCAATCGCTGCTTCAAGGTCGTAGTAACCCATTGAAAGCGGCACATCGTTCGTCACGTTGAAACAGTTTCCGACTGCTGCTGAACCTCCGAACTTGCGCCAATACGATGTTTTGATGAATGGGTCAAACTGCGGTGGCACCATTCCGTTACTCATAGAGAACGTGTATTGCCACGACTCCCAATCTTGTTCGCCTGGGAATGTCACGACAAGTCCTGCTTTCTTGAACAAAGCACTGTCTTTGTGCGATGAAAGCGCACCTATGACTGTTGCAAGTGTTGTGCTTTGCGTCAAAGACAACATTTCTTTCGCGTTGATAAACAGACGCGGCGCGATGATGTTGTCAAGTTCAGTTCTGTTTGTTTCAACTGCTGTCTTCGCTTCACCGGCTGTCTTTTCTGCTTCTGATGCCGTTTCTCTTGCAGTATCGGCATTTCTGTTTGCCTGTTCTGCAACGCTGTTCGCTGTTTCTGCTTTACTGATTGCAGAATTTGCAGTCGTTTTTGCTTCGGTAGCCGCTTGCTGCGCCGATGATGCAAGTGTCTTCGCTTCACCGGCTGTTTTGTTGGCTGCTTGCGCGGTCTTCAGCGCGTCTTGTGTCGGCTGTGTAAGACCGTTTAGCAAGTCACCGATTGGAATTTTTACGCCCTCATTCTGCGCATTGACACCGAGCGTGTAAAGTCCGGTGGTCGATGTCGAGGTAGGCAATTCCGTTATTCTTTTTCTGAGGTCTGCCATGTGCTAAAATTTAGTCGTTAATGAATATCTTTGATTGGTCATTGCCGCTGTCAACGATGACAAATTCACCACTCTGATGGATGAGAAGTGAAATGCCGCGTTTGGGTCTGATGCGCAACAATGTCGGTTCACCGTTCTGAAGCACTTCGACAAGTGCGAAGTCTTCATGTGCAAGAAGCATATACTGACCGACAGGACGATAATTCACGAAAGTCAAGACGATGCTAAATTCACACCATACTTTGCCGCTTCGCAAAATATCGAATTTCGTCACGTTCATTGACTTGTAGAAGCAATCATATTCGTTGCCGAGTGCCGCATAATAGAAGTTTCGCGTTTCCGGCTGAAGCACGACAGCAAACAAGCCATTGTATCGTTCCCAAAATTCATCAATATCAGGAGCATCAATCAGCAACTTCAGCGTCACGTCTTTAGACTTGAAGTTCACTGCCGATGCGTCATAAAAGATACCTGAAACATCTTTCGTTGATATTTTCAGGTTGTCTTTCGTGTTAGCCGCTTTTCGTATGCTGTCTTCGGAACCGTTCAAGACGTATGTGCCGAACTGACTGATGTCGATGCCGTCAACTTCAAAACCGATTTGTCTGATACCTGTCTTGTCAAGCGGTTTGTGTGTGCCGCTTGGAATTACAGGGAAGTCATCAGAAAAGGTAAGTGTCATCTTACCGAGTTTGACGAAAGACGAAAATGCGCCGTTCTGTGTCATTCGCAAACGGTACGTCTTCTTGATTTCGCGAAACTCAAACGTGTGGTAAGCACCAATCGAAAGCTCGTCAAACAAGTCTTCAGCATATCGCGTGTTCGTGATACAGAACTGTATCTGAAGCGTGCGCGTGTCAAGTTTCGGTTCTATCAGGTCAACTTCAACGCCGTCTTCTTCCGGCCAATCAGTTGTATCGACTTTTTTGAAAGCGGCCAACTGAATGAGTTGCTTGAAACCGTGCTGCTCAACAAATACGCCGTATTCGATGAAAGCATCATGACCGTCTATGAATAACTTGTTTTTCATCATATCACAATAGCATGGTCTTTGATTGTTTCATTCGACTTTGAATGTTTGTCTTTCTCTATATGCACGACACTGAAACCTGATGCTTCAACCTGTGCCGATGCACCATGAAGCACACAGACAAGATTTCGCTTCGTCTGACTATATTTCAATATCGCGTGCGTATTGCCGACCAATAACACACGGTGTTCTTCTTCAAGTGTGATGTTCCCTGCGTCAATATACAAGCCATATTTCTGCGTGTCGTACTTCTTGAACTGTCTGAAGATTGAAAGCGTAGGGAAGTCGAAACTTGTGATAAATTCAACTCCACGCGGCGAAAACAGAAGCGCAATGAGTTCTTCAAGCGTTTCATCGCCGTGAAACATCGTGCAAGCGTGTAATTTCTGCGCAACGTCTTCACGTCCGGCTCTGATGCACAACTGCGCTGCGCGTGCCTTTGCTTTTCGCCATTCTGTGCGTATCGGTGTAAGATTTTCCATATTGCGGTGATATTATTTCAGTTTAATGCCCTTTGTCGTAATGTCTTCGACTGCATCTTTCACACGTTTGACTTCATATTTCATTTCGTCAAGCGTTTCGGCAGTCTTCTCCGTATTGCTGTCTATGTTCGCCAACTTGTCAAGTATCTGATTGCCGGTTGCGTTCAGTTCTGCAACACCCTGCACAATCGTATATGTATGCGACTGTATAGTTGTCAGACGTGCGTTGTTTTCGTCAACACTGTCTTGCGATGCGGTTGCGATGCCTCGTTCTGATGCCTGTCGTTCTTCGTCACCAAGAAACCATTCTTTAAGTTCATCAGGAAGTTCGTCCATGATTGCTTTGAACGATGAACCGACTGCGTTCAAGTCGTTGCTGAACTCATCCATTGAACCGATAACGCTGTCAATACCTTTGAAGCGTCCGTCAGTTCCGAACCAACGCTGCTTGTACTTGTCAAAGATTTGACCGATAGGTTCTTCAAGCAATTTCTGTATCATCATTCTGCGCAAGATGTCAGACACAATTTCATTGACTTTGTCGCGCCATGCTTCCATTGCGTCTTCACCTGACTTCACTGCTTCAAAGAAAGCGTCACCGAGCTGCTTTGCGATGTCTTCGGCAGATGCGCCGATGATGTCTTCAAGCATATCGTTGATGAGCGTTGCCATTTCTTCGGCAAGTTCAGCAAGTTTGTTCTTGTAGTCTTGAACTTTGCCGCTGTCAGTCTTCTTCTTGCTTTCTTCTGCGTTCAACTGCTTCTGCACAAGCAACTGTTGTTCTGCAAGGTTTTCAAGTTGCTTTCTGCTTTCGTCATAACGCTTTGAACCAAGTGCCTTGTCTGCTGTGTACGATGCTTTCGCCCAATAATCAGCAATCTTCTCAACCGTCTTTGCATAGATTTCTGACTGATATACACAACCTGCAATCCACTTCTGCCAAGCGGTTGCGTTCTGCATAACGCCATGAAGTTTCAGAACCTCTTGTCGTGCTTCTGAATATAGTTTTTTAACTTGTTCAAGAGCGTTTCCGACATTCTTCTGAAGACGCACCGCGTCTTGGTTATCAAGTTCCCATTGAAGTTGGTCGATACGTTCCTGAAGACGTTCAATCTCTTTTTGTTTTTGTTCATCGTTGTTGAAAAGGTTAGCAATAGCGGTTGCAATCTGTAACGCTGCGCTGATTACAGTCAGAATGATAGATGCTTTTTCGACAGTGCTGATTGATGTCGCTGTTGCCTGTGCCGTTGACTCTGTTGCCTGACCCATTGCATCAACTGTTTCAGTCATGCCGGTAGCGACAGACTTGCCAACGTCACCGATTGCAGAAATAACGTCTGTCGTTGCGTCAAGCACTTCATCAATACAGTCGAGTGCTTTATCCATGCCGTCTGCGATGTCATCGCTGAAGACACGCGCGAGGTTACTTGCTTTTTTGCCTACATCAGTAGCGACTTTTCCGGCAGAATTGAGGTTTGTCGCGAATGTCTTGTATGACTTCGTGACTTTGTTTCGTGCTGTCAACGTGCGCTGTTCTGCTTTAGAGTTCTTTTCCTGGGCGTTCGCAAGTGTAGTTGTCGTTCTTGCAAGATGTTCATTTGCATTGCTTAATTCAACACAGTCTTCTGCAAGTTCACCATTGTCTATGCGTTCAAGAACTGCGTTTTTTGCTTCAATTGCATCGCGATAGTCTCTTTCCGCTGAAGTCAAGTCACGTTGCGCTTTTGCAAGTTCGCCGAGCGCATTTACAAGTTCTGTCTTTGCGTCACTGATGTCTGTGAAAGACTTGTGCATCGCCGTGAATGGGTTTCGCGATGCAATTTCATCTTCCATTTTATCAATGGCTTCTTGAAAAATCTTGATTTGTTCAACAGACATATTCTTGCCCTCTTGATTGAAGTACGTGCGGACCTTGTCAAGTGTAAACTGAAGCGACTGCAACGACTGTTCACCGAGGTTGCCGAACACAACGTCCCAGTTGATTGTCTTCTGAAAGTCTTCTGTTTTCAGATTTGAAAAATCTTCTTCCATTTTCTTCAACGCTTCAGGCAAGAAGTCAGGAAACGCCTGACCGATAAAGCTGATTTTCTTCTGCCATTCAATCGAAAGTTGGTCAAACTTCTGATTGTATGTGCCGAAGTCGTTGACAAGTTGCTTGAAGTATTTTTCGCGAATGTCTGCCAAACCTTTCTGAAGCGCGTTGTCAATATCCAACAGACCCTGCGAATAGTTGTCTGAAATTTTCGGGTCTTTCAGCAACTCGTTCGCCCAATCTGTAAGACTGCGCTTTCCTTGTTCAGAAGCGTTCCAACTTTCTTCAGTAGCACCTTTCTGTGCAAGGTAGTATGCTTTTGTTGTGTCGCGCAATGTTTCTGCAAGTTGCATCAACTGCTGCTGCCAAGCCGTCTTTCTGTCATTCATCTGCTTGTACATAGCATTGCGCTCTTTATAATATCCGTCTTCCATGCTGTCAATCGCTGCTTGCGATATGGCTGCATTGGTACTTCTTACATATTGCGTGACTGCTTTCTGATATTCGTCAAGTGCTTTCTTCTGTTCTGTTGCCGCTTTCTTCGGGTCAAAAGATGAACCACTGCCGCTGCTGCCTGAAACTTTCTTTGATTTTGGGTCTATGTGAACAACATCGAAGTGATTTTGCTTCTGATATGCTTCGAGGTCAGCACGCTGCGCGTCCATTGCTTCTTTCCAATAGTCTGCTTCTTTTTGTGCTTCGGCTTTCATGTTTGCACGGCGTTCTTCATTGCTGTCACCGAACCAACGTGCAGGGTTATACCAACCACGGTCAAATTCGCCGTTTTCTGCTTTGTGAGCGATTTCAAGTGCTTCGACATACGCTTCAACATATTTGTTCAGCAAACCTTGCTGTACCGCTTTCATTCGTAGCATTTCACAGTATGCCGGACCACGTTCTTCAAGAACACGTTCCCACTGTTCAAGACTGTCATAATAACCGAGTGCTTCCCCATACTTCGCGTTCAGTTCATCGACTTTCTTGCGTTCCTGTTCCTTGCTGCCGTGAAAGTTCTTGCACGTTCTGATGTTGTCTTCAAGAGCTATTTTTTCCTTGATGTATGTTTCTGCCGCTTCTTCATTGACTTTCTGCAAGTCCTGTGTGTGCTTCGTTGCTTCGTCTTCTGCTGAAAACAGACTGACAACCATTGCGACAAGTTCACCGACAAGCACGACAAGTGCGCCTATACCTGTTGATATAAGCGCAATCTTCAGCAACTTTGTTGCTGCTGTCAGTGTCTTTGTTGCGACAGTAGCACCGACCATTGAACCTGTATGCGCGTTTGTTGATGCTGTTGCCGCTTTTTCTGCTGTTGCGCTTTGTGTCTGCGCTACTGCATTACCTTTTGTTGCAGAAGTATTCGCGACAGTCGCATCAGTGTCTGCAATTTCTGCTACTTCTGATGCTTCTTTCTGAACGATTTCTTCTTTCGTTTTCTGAATGTTGTATGCGATTTCTGCATTTTCATCAGAAATAACCGCTGCGGCTTCTTCAGTATTCTTGCAGAAAAGTTTCTTGACTGCGTTAAGCGTGACAAGTGAAAACGTACTGTCTTTGTTCAATACTTGCTGAACCTGTTGCAGACCCATAGTGATAGCCATGAGCGACTGCACTTTCAGCATGATTTCGTTCAGTTTTTCGTTTTCAGCACCGAAAAGACCGACTGCGCCCTGTGCGACACTGAAAGCGCCAGACAGACCTGACAGACCTTGAATGACACCGGCAATCTGATTTTCATCGTTCGCGAAGACATTACCTGCTTGTGATATATCACCTCGAATGTCACGCAAGCGACCGAGTTCTTCAATGATTTCGCGATAGCGACCTTTCGTTTGGTCGAGCGTGCGACCTTCGTCTTGCGCTGTCTTCACCAATAAAGCCGCTTCTGCTTCAAGTTCTCTGATTTGCTGTTTCAGTGACTGTGCTGCGCTTCCGTTCTGCTGCTTCGCTTTTGCAGAAGCAATCAGCGACTTCGTTTCTTTGTCAAGTGCTTTTTCTGCATCCCTTGCAGATGTGATTGCTTGCTTTCGTGCTGCGATGACTTCTCTGATAGCCGTCTTCTGCTGCTTCAGTTCATTGTAATGTTCGCGCATAGACGGCACGTTCGCAAACTTGTTCGCTTCAGATGATGTTTCGTTATACATCTGCGCCAACTCTGCAAGTGCTTCTTCGTTTTGACGAATTACACCATGTATCTGCGCAAAAGCCTGACCGATGCCCTCTCTCATTTCTTCGACATTGTTGATGCTCTGAAGAAAATCAATGTTGACTTCTGGAATGTTCGTAAGCAAGTCGTTTATCTTCGCGCTTTCACTTTCGATTTGTGAAGACGCATCTGATGCGCTTGAAACCATGTGGTCAAGCGCACCGTCATAGGCTGATGTGTCAATCGCCGCAATATACTGTAAATCGCCGTTTTCGCTCATTGTTAAATTTCAGTTACATCAATTTCATTTTCAAAATCTTCAAAATTGGCTGGGTTGTTCGCGTCAAGACTGTCATCATACAGTGGTGCGTCTGACTTTTCTTCAGTATCGCCAGGCATTGGCACTGCGCGTGAATAAAGAAGCGCGTTTGTGAAGCTGATTTCGTGAAGTGCGTAGTCAGGTGTCACGCCGAATGTCTTAGCAATGCCGAGAACAGTTGCCCAAATGCTGTCATTTAATCGTTCACCACTTCCGCTTTTGTCGGTTTCAGAATGTTTGCGGCGTTTAGGGAAGTGGTAATGGCGAAAAAAGTCATTATCTCATTGTCGCGAAGTCGTTTGACAATAACTTCAAACAACACGGACGGTCGCACGTTATCAAGTATCTTCTTCGCGAGTTCCGCACGTAGGTCAACAGTATGCTTCACGCGATGCTTGCGCTTGATAAGACCGAAAAGGTGACGTTTTTCAACAGTCACTTCACGTTCTTCAGTCAGACGCTTTGAACCGAGTATCAAGACGGCTGCAAGGTCTGCAAGCATCTTGAAGTCTTTCGCTTTGAACAATGCCATGAAGATGCGCTGCTTGTCATCAACATCATCTATCTTTGGAAAGAAAGACACTATTTCTGAAGCAAGAATGAGCGTTCCAATCGTAGGCGGTGCGATGTTGTACGTCACGCCCTCAATTTCAAGCGTGCTGACAGTGCGTTCCAATATGGTGGCTGCAACGCGACTTTCTATTGTTGTATATTCTGCTGCCATTGCGATGTATGTTTAATAATTGGTGCGTCATTCAGAATTGAACAGAAGTCCCGACAAACACGCTTCACCGCTTGCGTGCGTATCGTGCATGACCAACTATGCTGTGACGCAAATGCGAGTTTCACCTGCCAACTCGAAAGGGTGTCTTACCACACGTCAGCCGACTTTAAGCGCCGGCAGGAATGTCCTTGACAAACTTCGGGTCATTCCAGTCTTCTTTCTTCACCTTGAACTTCTTGTAGAATGTTCCACTTTCAGTTTCAAGAATGGTGAAAGTCAAGTCAACATACTGACCTTCTTCTTCAGAAGAACCTGGTCTGAATTTCACGTGACAACGTGCTGCCTTGATACCGGTTGCACCGATGTTCTTCGGGGTGACCTTTACAGAAAACTCACCCTGCACGATGTTCGTCTTCACGTCAAGTTCGTTGCCGTCTGATGACTTTTCAGCACCGGTGAAGAAGCCTTCTGTGTCAAAGTCCATTTCTTTGACACGTGTCGTGATAGTTGCGACAGGCTCACCTTCTTCCATTGCGACAGTCTTGCCACCTGATGCTTTCGCTTCAAGGCTTTCGCCGTCAGCGGTTGCAAGCGAGGTCGATTTGTCGTTGATAGTTCCAACACTGTACAGGTCGGTTGCCATAGCATCGCCATCGCCAGTCTTGCCAACTTCGACACGACATTCAGACCACGACATGATAATCTTCAATCGTTTTGCCATAATTTTAGTGTATTAAGAAATTCTTTGAAATTTAATTCTCGCAACAATCAGATGCTGTTCGATGTCAGGGTTCATCGTTGAATACGGTGTGCCGTCAGACGCAATCAAGTAGTCTGTATCGTCACACGTTTCAATGAAGTCAAGTATCATCGCCTGAAGCACGCCGATACGCTTCTTGTCTGCTACCTTTCGACCGTCTTTGAAGTTGATGTCAGGAACGTACAGGTTGAGAATGACCGTGCCGCGCTGTATCTGTTCATCAGTACCTGCGAGGAACTTGACAATCAAGTCTTCGTCAGTAGCATCAGCCGGGCGCATTTCACTGCGATAGACGGTGCCGCGAATTTCCGCGCCAAGCCGACTGTTCTTGATGAGCTGATAGAAGTCGCGCTCAATCTGTATTTCTGTTTTCTTCATACGCTTTTAAGCATTTTGCCAAGAAGTTTGTCAATCAATCTTTGTGCTTCAAGTTCTGCGTCAATCAGAACGTGTTTGCCACGCACGTTTTCAACGAAAGCTGCGTATTCCATTCCGGCGCAAAGTATCAGTACCACGCCGTAGGGATATTCAGTCTTCAACTTTTCAAGAAGTTCATTGCCTGCTGCAACTCCGGCACTGCCGTCACCGACTTTTCCGCTTTTCTGCACAGGTGCGCCGTACTGCTTCACTGTACCGTTTGACAGCACGATGTAACCGATAGAACTGCGAAGATTTCCTGTGATGTCATTGTAGTCACCCATTTCACGCGCAATCTTGATGCACTGTTCGCCGATGTAGCACATATTCTTGACAAGCAAGTCTATGAGTTTGCCGCGCCCAAGTTCCAACTTGTCGCGCAACTTCTTCACATCGGTGCGTGATACGATTACACCTTTGTATTTGCCGTGAAACTTCGTTGACTGTGCCATATTGCTTCAGACCATGATTTGAAAGCGTCCTTGCGTAACAAGCGGCTCACTGCATATCACACGGTATTCGCCAAGCGTTTCAGCACCGCGCATCAAACTGATGCGCTTGATGCTTTCATAGTTCATCTTCGCATCTGCTTCAAGAAGAATGATGAATGAAGCAATTCTAAACTCACCGTCTTCATACGCGCCTTTGCGATTATCAGAATTTGTCTTGATGCTGCAAGCAATCGCATCGCTCCACGTTTCAGTGGGCGCGATAGGTTCGCCGTTTTCATCAATGTCACCAGGCGAAAGTATCTGATATTGTAGTATGCCGTTCGTTCTCATTTACCACAGATTTGTTGCATCTGAAATTGTTCTTTTGTCTTCACTGAGTAATTCATCAGCATCGAGACCGTAGATGTCACACCAATAATTGAGTGACTTTTCAACCGCGTCTTGCATGACAGATGTAGAAACAGACCCTTCAGACCTTGATGCTTCCACATAGCCACGCACAAGCGCGACAGCACAGCGAAAGATTGTTACGTCTTTCGGCTGTGCTTCTGCTTCTGCGTCAACACCTTCATTGAATAGCGTCAGTTTCAGAACTTCGCTATCAGGATAGAACGTGTTGGCAATAGCGGTGCAAAGTTTGCTCAATGCTTCGATGTTCGTCACGACTTCTTCGTTTTAAGAGTATAGATGCCGTTGATTTCAGTGATGACAGGAAGTGATATGCTTTCCGCTTTGGTGAACTCAACACCGTTGCTTCCCTGTGTTTCACCAACGCCCCACTGCGATACGCGAATACGCCCCTGATTGCTGTATGCAACACCGCTTTCAGGCTTGATTTCGTTGTTCGAGTAGGCTGTCTTGATGACACCAAGTTTGCCGGCTGGCACGAATACCATGTTTTCTTTCACCCAAGGTTCATATACACTTGCCTGTGTGCCGTTCAGAATACGCACCTGTCTGCGGATAGGCTCGAAGACTGGGAAGCCGTTAGACTGCATCCATTCGTTCAAGTCACGCGCAAGCAAGATGCTTGAAGACTTGTCGCTGCCAAAAATCATCTTCTTCATCTGCTTGCTGCGGCAGATGTAACTGATGATAGACGGTGAACACAGAACCTTATCAAGAACAACCTTGTCCTGTGCTGCGTCAAGAATTGCCTGAATGTCTTCAAAGCAATCGACAGTATTAAGGTTCTCCTGTGTCCAATCGGTTGTGACAGTTGCGATGTTCTCACCCGGTTGCTTGTAGTCGATTGTACCACGCACACCACCTTCGGGGTTCGTAGTTTCGTCAAACTCAAATACACCGCCGTTAGACAGCGCACGCAAGAAAATCATGTCGAGCTTTCCGTGAACTGCACCGACAACGGTCATAACGTCACCCCACATGAGTTTGATAAGTTGCTGCTTCTTCGCTTCGTCAGAAATTGACTTGCTGTCAAGAAGCGCGAGTATTTTACGATACGTCTGAATAGTCATCGGCAGTGTCAGTGCATGATTTACCATGCGCTCACGCATTGTCTGAAGACCGTCAGACCCGATGATGCTTTCTTTCGCATCTTCACCGATAGTCGGTGCGGCAATCGTGATGTTGTACTTGCCGATAATCTCCTCAAAGTCAAGGCTGATAGTAGGCAAGTCCCAATCAAGGAAGCGGTCATAAAGCACTGTGTCAAACAGTCGCTTGTGTGCTTCTGAAGCCGCGTCAAAGCGAATTTGCACGTTGCGTGTCAGTTCGCCATAGATAGAGCTGAAGAATACTTCGTCCATTGTTGTGATGCTTTACTGTTTGATGAAAATGATGTTTGGATTGTTTTTCAGCGCAACGCCCTGAAGCCATTCTTTGAGAATAGGGAACTGAAGCGATGGATAAAGCACTACTGCTTCAAAGGCAGCGTCAAGCGTAGGAAGACCCTTGCCGTCAAACTGCTTGTCTGCACCGACAACCATGTTCGGTTCGCAAACTGCTTTAACAGTCGGGGTTTCACCCTCGACAGACTTGCCTTCAACAAGCACGTCATCTTTTGCGATGCCTGTGATATCCTTTGAAAGCGTAAGAACGTCATACGCGCTGTTTGTTCTGTCAACCTCGTTGACTGTGACAAGTGCCGGTGCCGCATCGCCATACTTGAATACGTTGTCACCCTTTGTGAAGTAGTGACCTTTGGGAACGCGCACTTTCGTGGTCGTTCCACCGTCAAGCACTGAAGCAACTTTGCACACGGTCGCACTCATTTCATCGAAGTTGACAAAGACCGGTGTCGCACGGCGAACGACTGTGCCAGGTGCAAATTCCTGTGTAGGTTTGAAACCACCGGGAAGCATCTTACATTCGCCACGCCAAATTTCAGGGAAGCGACCCCCGAAAGACTGCTTTTCAAATGTGATAGCCATGTGTCTGAAATTTGAAATTTGTGAAACTTCGGGTCTGTCTGTTAGTCGGGAAGTCCTGCCGCCCACGACTTCGCATCTTCTTTTGCTTGCGTGAGGTCAATTTTACCGGCTTCATGCGCCTGACCCTTGGGCATGAGAGAATTGTTGACAAGTTCTTGCTTGAAGTTCGCAAGTTCAGCGTCAACGTCTGCATCTTCAGCGATGCTTCCGATGATACGCTTCACCATAAATTCCGGAATACCGAGCTTCTTTGCCTTGTCGGCGATTGTTGTTGCCCTTTCGGTCGCTGCTTTTTCGGCTTTCAGGTCGTTGTTCTCTTTTTCGAGAGCCGCGATGCGCTGGTCGTTGCTTTGCTGATACTGCTTGAACCAAGCGGGCATTTCAGTGTCGCTTTCGTCCTCTCCGTCACCCTCGTCTTCAGATTGTTTCTTGGTAGATGACTTGCGCGTCTTTCTTGTGATTTCTCCCTGCATCGCCTTTGCATAGGGAACAAGCAAATCCGCTTTTGCGGCAATTTCTTCGTCAGTTGACTCGTCTGTGAGTTCTGAAGAACCGAGTTCTGTCAGTTCTTCAAGTGCTTTCTTCGTTAAACCAAAAGACTTGCACTTCGTCTTTAAGACTTCAAAAAGTTTAGTGTTCATTGCAATGAATTTGTTTGATGTACAGATGTCTATGCGCAAAGGTACTTATAATTTCTGAAAAAGTGGCTATTAAACACCGAAAATATGAAATTTTTTATTATGACGTAAATCATTAAGGTACAGACATTATCATATCTATGAAGTATTTTTATTGGATTTTTCTGCCATTTTTCCTGTTAAAAAGTTGCCTATTCGGGAAATAGGTTATATCTTTGCATCGTAAATCAGATGTTTAATAAACACCAACAATAAAAATTCAGCGCAATGAAGACAAAAACATTCAAACAGATTATCGACCACCTGATTGAAAAAGGTGTTGAAACTATCAAAATCATGAGAAGTGATAGTTACTGCGGTTGCATAAATCCAAACGACATCATCGCTATCGAAGTAATAAAGAACAACATGGTTTACTTCGCTTCTGTATCACACGTTTTCGACAACCCGATAATAGACGTTGACCGCATCATCAGAAATGAAAATGGTCGTTGCATCAGTCGCTTCACAATCGGTCAATTCAAATACACAAAATAAATATAAATCACGTGGCGGCCATATCGCCGCCACACAATATCATCAACGCAATGAAACCTGAATACATCGCTGAAGCAATAAGCATCATCAGCAAAAGCAATTCAATCAAAGTGTCGTTCAACGTGCCTGTCAAAGACAACTACTCGCACATATACGCGATACTTATTCACGAGAGCAACGCATCAGTCATTAACCACCTTATCAACGCCGGCTTTTCGCTATCAATGACAACGAAAGGTCTGTCAGTAGATAAATTCTAAATCATCATCACTATGTTCTCAGAAAACATCACAGCACTTCTTTCAGAAGACGGTTTCGAGTTCATCAAACAGAATGGTGTAAATGAATACATCAGTTATTTCAAAAGTGTTGTAAGTCGCAAACTTGAAGCAAAGACGATAACTGAAAACGCTGCAAAAGTTGCAATAAGTCGCGCTGAAGCAATCGCGTTATACTGCTTCAACAACTAAATTATTAACCCGGAAGACTGACATATATCAGTCAGTCTTCCACAAAAATATCAACGCAATGATTACAGAAACAACTCTCGACAACAAACTTTTTGACTTCGACAAGGCAAAAGTTCAGACGCTCACACTCGAACAACTTGAGCGCACGCACAAAGAAAATGATGTGTACGGAAATCCGCTTCGTGGCATCTATCATTTCCAACTTCTTCAGACACTCATAAACGAGTGCAACAACATCGGCTACAATGTAGAAGTGTACGACTTGTTCGCCGCACAGAACAAAGACAGAAACACGCCAGGCGTTGTTCTTCTTCCGCAAGTTGAAGCACAGTACGGTCAGCGTGCTGTTGAAGCGCACATATTGCGCCGTGTATTCGCAAACATTCGCATCACAGACTTCGATGATGACGAGAAGACCACCAATCTTGCAGTCGCTTTTCACCAGAAAGGCATACAGGTAGGTTTCGGAAACATGGTCAAGATATGTCACAATCAGACCATGCTGTGCGCTGATAAGTACATCGCTACATACAGCGAACGCGGCAACGGTCGCGGTGAACCTATCACAATTCCGCAAGTCATAGATGTAGTGAAGTCTTGGCTTGTAGATGCGCGTCACATCATCGTCACAGAGCGCGAAAAGATTGAGCGCATGAAGTCAATCGAAGTCGGTATGCAACAGATGTTGCTTATCATCGGAATGCTTACCGCTATTCGCGTGAAGTGTGACACAAGCATTTCATCAATCAAAGAAAACCGCGTCTATCCGCTTAATCAGGCACAGATTTCACGCTTCACTGAAAGCCTGATGGTGAAGTCGCAAGAACTTGGTGGAAGCATCAGCGCATGGGACTTGTATAACAGTGCGACAGACCTCTACAAAGCCGACAGCATGGATATACCGGCACTGCTTCCACAGAACCGTGCAATGGTACGCTTCCTTGACGAGCAATTCAATCTGAATGTATAAACTATCATCGCACGTCTGCCAACGCGGCAGGCGTGCTTAAAACTAAATCACAATGGAAATTAAAGTCAACATACCTAAAAACGAATATAAACAGCCTACAGAAGTACGCGCTGAAGTAGTTCAAGCAATCTGTGAAGCGTTCATCAAAAAGACGTGCGGTTCAACATTTCACCCATACGCCGGCAGCAACAACGGAAGTCGCAATGCGACACTTTGGCTGTTCAAGCAAAATGGCAGCGGATATGCGCCCAGTTTTACCACACACGAATACGCACATCGTGACGCACAGGAAGCCGAAAAGAAAGGAAAGGAATACATCATGTATCGTATTCGCGGCTGTGAAATGAAAGCAGCGTTTGACGCTCTTCAGAAAGCCGGTTACTATATGTTCCGGTGCTACCATTACGGTTCCTGGTTAGGTTACGACTGCGGAACTAAACCTGAAATGATGCTTGGCACACAGCATTGTGAACGTGTTACTTCATTCAACGATTTCATTGATTAACGTATAATAGAAAATGGAAAACTTTATCATAAAGACAGACGGCTCAAAGCACGTCATCGCACCCAAGAACGGAAATAAGTTTGAACTTGAAGAACTGCAAGAACTTGTCGGCGGTTACATTCAAGTCATCAGACTTAACAACAAGGACAATCAGTGCATGATTGTCAACGAAAACGGCAAACTGTACAACATGGCACACAATGATGAAGCATCAATCATCGCGCACAGCGCAAAAGCAATCTTCGACTTTGACTATATTGTCGGCGATGCTGTCATTATCAATTATGAACAATTAGACTGATACAACCATGAAGAAAGCAATCATTCTGAAGACCGGCGAAGTCATTACGGTCTATGATAGAAAGTTTGAAGTCGTTGACTACGGACACATATATGTCGCCATTGATGCGATAAACAACGTATTTGACGAAACAGAACTGCACGTCATTGATGACACACAAGCGTTCATCGAAGAAAATCTTCCTGACTACAACACGAACACCAATGTAACGCTGTCAGATGACATACAGTGCTGTCTTGACGGTGAAGGTGCTCCTCATAAGTTTGAAAACGTGATAAATAACTGCGGAAGACACATTGAAGATTGGGAGTGCGCACAGATACGCATCGAGCGCGAACTGCTTGAAGAAGCTGCAAGCAATTTCATAGCACAGAAAACAAATATGTGACGTTCCTCGCGATTTGACGTGTTCGGTTGATAAATTGCTCATTTATCGACAGAAAACGCGCCAAATCGCGGGAATTTCCGTAACTTTGCATTATTAAATTCAACGCAATATGGTTAAACAAAAAGTCGTTCATCTTCGCTTCAAGAAAACAGACGCTGAAGATTACTTCTTCGGGTCAATCAAAGCGATTTACGATTGTTTTGAAGAAGCGTGTATCGGTATCAAATACAAGTCACTGACAAATGCGCTTCGCGGTCGCAACTTATACGAAAACAAGCACTGCATCATTCGTGTCGGTGCGCTCATTAGCAAACAACAAAAAAGACAAAATCAATGATTGGCGCAATTATCGGTGATATAGTTGGCTCACGCTTCGAGTTCAACAATACAAACAAAACAAACTTTTCGCTGTTCACAAACGATTGTTGTTTCACTGATGACACAATATGCACAGTCGCTGTTGCAGATGCGATACTTCGCGATGAACCGTTTCGCGACAGTCTTCTGCGTTGGTGTCGAAAATACCCAAACATAATGTACGGCAGTAGCTTCAGCGCATGGCTACATTCGCCGATGCCTGAACCGTACAACAGCTTCGGTAATGGTAGCGCGATGCGCGTCAGTCCGTGCGCATTTGCTGCGCGTGATGAAGCTGAAGCTGTTCGTCTTGCGATAGCGTCTGCATCATGCACGCACAATCACCCTGAAGGTATCATCGGCGCGATAGTGACTGTTCTTGTCATTCGTGCGCTGCAAGACTGTCAAGGTAGTGAACTTATGGCAAGCATCGAATCTGAAAGTATTGTGACAACGTATTATGGCGAAGTATGGCGTGAACTAACACCACGACCGGGCGTTTTTGATGTAACGTGTAAAGGTTGCGTGCCACTTGCTTTCGCGATAGTCGATGACAGTTGCTGTTTTGAAGACGCTATTCGCAAAGCTGTTGCACACGGTGGTGACAGCGACACGCTTGCTGCGATTGTTGGGTCAATGTCTGAAGCGATGTGGGGTGTTCCTGAAGAACATCGCGAAGCTGCGCTTTCATACTTGCCCGATGAAATGAAGTCTGTGATTTATGAATTTGAAACAAAATATCAGCATCAATGAAGAAAGAAGACAAAGAACCGAAGTTCACATCGCTTCACGATGACCCTGACATGGTGTGGAGTTGTTTTAAGAAAGGCTCAATCTGTCATCAGTGTTTGAATTTCATTCAAGAAGATGATGGTCGTGAATTTTGCGATGTTCGCATTGAAGAACCTGATGAAATGACGATTGGTGACATTGAAAAGGTTCAAGCGACAAACAAGTGTGAATACTTCATCAAGAAGAACTAAAAAGAAGACGGTCGAAAGTGACCGTCTTCTTTTTAGTTAATAATTCGACAATGAAGCACAAGATGCGTTTGTGAACGATAGCCATAACTTGTGTCTTTCACTTCTGTTGAAAGTAGCACATATTGAGTGCTGCGCCCAAGTACGATTTCACTTTCTTGATAATTGTTTGTAAGATACATCGGCGTACCCGGTGGAACTTCAATCATCAATTTAACCGAATAATGCGTAAATACATTTTTCGCTTCATTTGTTGATGCGCTCAAATAAGCCGGGTCTGCTTGTGCTTTAGAACCGCACAGCTTGTCGATTTCTTTCTTCAATGCTTTTCTTGTATCTGATGCGCTTCTTACTGCTGCACACAAAGGCATTCCGAAGATACTGTCAAGTGCTGAAAACTGCACATATCGCGTTACAACGATAGGTATCGGCAATGAAAATTCGCTGATTTTTTTATCAAGCAATTTCATCGTCTTTATATCGTCTGCTGTTGCACCATTTGCTTTTAACGTTGCAACTGCTGTCGCATCAAGCGCACCCGTGACCTTTGTTGTGCGAAAGTCGCTGTTAATACGCCAACTGTTGCCGGTCTGAACATACCCTGCTGCACCCCAACGCGAAGCACCTTTGTGGTTCCACAGTTGAGCGCGTTCTGTTGATGTTTCAGGCTTTAGCGCATTATACAGATAACGATGTTGTTCGCCCTGACAATGAATGAAGCCATTTTGAACGACAACTTCTGCTTCACTTATCGTGTGTCCGAGTGACTTCATGTATGAAATGAAGTCTTTCTTTACTTCTGCATCTGATTTTGGAGTATAACCGCTTGCTGAAGATGCCGATGCAACAGATGCTGCGACTTTTGCTGCCGCTTTCTTTGCATCGCGTTTCTTCTTCGCTTCTTCAAGCTGTGTCGCTTTATCCTTGATTTCATCTGCTTTCAGTCGTAGCTGTGTCAAGTCGCAACTATCATTCGAAAACAGTGCATTGAAGTCATTCACTAACTGTTTTGCTACAACACTGCGTGATGTGGAAAGCGTTGCGATTGACAATGAAATACTTTGTTTGATGCGCAACATATCAAGTCGATGATTGACACGGTCAAGTTCTCGCTGATATGCTGCTTGCGATATTCGCCAAGTCTTGTATTTCATACCCTTTCCTGGTGTGCCCATCCACGTGACTTCATGTTCAAGACCTTTCTTCGCTGTGATAAGACTTGTTTCGCTGTTGATGTCAATAGGCCAACGCTTCAATGTGTCTTTAATCTTATCATGTGCGATTTCAAGTTCTTCAATAGTGAAGTCTTCATGTTGTTTATGAACGTCAGGTATCAGTGACTTCAACGCTTCTTCTCTGAGTTTCATCGCGCTAATTCTTTGCGCGAGTGACTTCGTTTCAGATTGTATCTGCGAAAGATTGCCTGATTTTATCGCATCTTCAAGTGCTGATGATGATACTTCTTGCCACTTCGATGCGACATTCAAGACGTTGTTCGCTGTCTTCTTCAACTGCTGCTGCTTTTCAGACAGCTTCTTCGCAAGCGCACGTGTTTCAGCATTGATGACTGCGGTGTCACCTGACTGCACGGCTACATCGAGTGCGACTGTATCAATGTCGAAGTCAGCGAAGCGCGTCTGTGCGACTTTAAGCACGTTCTGCGCTGCGTTGTTGATGCGCTCGATGCGAAGACGTTCAGCTTCTGCTGCACGCTTTTCTGCTTCGATGCGGTCTTTGCGCTCTTGCCATGCAAGACGTATCTTTTCTTCTTGTTCAGGCGTTCGGTTCGCGTGACGCTGTTCTGCGATTTCAAGCGGCGTCAGTTGCTCCTTCGGGTTCAATATGTCCTGTACTGCGTTGAAGTTGTTCCGCACAAAATATGGGTCAGTACCGATGTCGTGCGATGCAAGTATCTTGTCTTCGTTGTCGCGCACCCATTCTTTGAAGTTTTCAGGATATTGCGTGATGCGCTTTCCGCGTGGCTTGTATTCTTTGCCCTCAAGCATCGCTTCGTTCATCTTCTGTATTTCTTCTTCGTCCATAAGAATTGGCGTGACGAAACAGAAGCATTGAGGATGCCAGCCGTCAAAGACAAAATCGGGTGGATAGTCACCGGCTAACTTGTCACAGATGTCTTTCTTCGGGTGATTGCGCGACAACTGCACGCGCTGACCGAGAACAAAGTCCATTTGCTGCCAACGTGTGTTATCTGCACGCCTGTACGCGATATTCGTTTCTGTGCGTGCTACACGCATAGCGTTCTGCGCTGAAGACTTGTAATAACCGGGACCAGTCCATTCGTCCTGATAACTGTCTTTATCGTAGTCTATGAAATGCACTTTGCCGTCTTCACCGATGACACGCTTCTTCCACTTGCGCTTCCATTCGCCGGTTTCAGGGTCTTTGTATCTGAAACGGCGAAACATCAGGTCAGGGTCGTTCAGATACTTGCGAACGCTGCGCGACATTGTTGCTGCTGAAGTACCGTCACCGACCGCTACTGTGATAGCGACTTCCATTTCATCGCGTAGTTGTCTGCACGACTTCCATACGCGCTGCGATAGGTTCAGACCATTTTCGCTGCGTGCTATGAAAGCCGCCATTGCTGCTTCATTGCGCTGCGTCCAGGCAGAAAATTCAGGCGTTTCAAGTGCTTTCTTGCCAAAACAAGACTGAACAAGTTTGTCACATTCCGCGTTTGCTTGCGCCCATTCAAGTTTTACACCTGACTGTATCGCCATAGTCGCAACGCTGTGAAGTTGTCGAAGAAGACGCTCGACTTCGTGCTGTTTCTTAATACCGACAGTATCGAACGAGAACATTTCACCGTCCTCAAGTGTAGGCAGCGACTTGTTTAGCGCAAGAATTTCGTTCACGGTAGCCGCGAACAACGTGCGCACACGTTCTGCATACGCTTCTGTGCGTCTGATACGCGCAAGCGTGTTCTTCTTCGGGTCATTGTCACTTTTCTTTGCCATAGGGTAGGATTATGAATTGTTCGTCTTCTTCATCATCATCTTCTTCCTCTGCTTCCTCACAGTCTTCAGCCGGTGCATCAGATGCGTATGCTGTGAAGCCGCACGCGCGGCGTGCCTTGTCTTCAGCACTGACATAGATGCTTCTGAAGACAGGCACACCGAAAATGTAGAGTGTAGTTACTTCACCCGATTTTGTTTCTTTGGTATATTTGCAGATGACTGGCTTCATCATTCTTCAGACTTCTTTTTCTTCTTGTTATCTTCTTTCTTCTTGCTTTCATCGCCGTCTTCTTCGTCTTCTTCATCTTCGCTTCCGTCACCATAAGACTGCGCACCGGCACCGGCTGCATCGCCGAAGATAGACATTTGCTGCTGCTGTCTTTCTTCCTGTTCTGCTTTCAGACGTTCAAGTTCGCGTGTCACGTCTTTCACAAGTGGGTTCTGTTCAACAGACGTTTCGCGTGACTGAATACCGCCGTCATACGCTTTCAAGATGTTATCAATGTCATCAGACACATCTTCGCCGAACGGTTCTTGAAATTCGTGACCGATGCTTGCTTGTTCGCACTGTCCGTGAAGCGACACATCAAGCACGTTGCCGATGATAGCAAGCACAAGCGATGCTGTGCGGTCAAGCAATTCATCGTGCTTTTCCTTTCGCTTTGATGCTTTGATGTCAGCCAACATCATAACCGTGCGAAGTGCTTTTGCAGACAGCGTTGAAAGCGACTTCAGCGTGTCAAGCGTGATGTGCGGTGTGAAACTGTTAGTCAGTATCTGATTTTGCAGCCATTCGATTTCGTCTTTCTTCGACTCCGGCGCACTGTCCCAAGTGACATAGTGCATCGCGTCTGTTGTCTTCTGTCCTGACTTCACATAAAGCGATTTGCCGACTGCATCTTTTTCAGGCAAGTTCTTGATTGCATCTGCATCGAAGACTGCAATCGGTTCTGCGAAGTAGTCGTTTGTGTCAGCTGTGCGTGAAGCAATCATTTCTTCGCGCTCGATAAGCGGTTCAACGCCGTGCCATTCTTTTTCTTGCTGAAACAGAATGATTGGTATCTTGCCTATCAGGTTCGGTTCTTCTTCAACGTCCCAACCGAGCATACCATGCTTGCAGCGATATATGATTTCGGGCGTGAAGATGTCGAAGTGTTCAACGACCTTGTTTTCTTTCTCGCGCACGCGATAGCCCCAAGCGACACTGATAAGGTTTTCATATTGGTCAAAACGTGTGTATATGTCATCGCCCTTGCTTTTGGCAAGCACGCGAATTTGCACATCTGGTTCTCCTGTCTTGTCATCCTTGAAGACGCGGAACAACATCGCGCTTTCTGTTTCTGCTCCGGCAATACGCTTGCACTCGCGTATCTTGCTGTCAAAGCGCGTGCGCTTTATCACATCTTGGAACTTGTCGAAGACTGCATCTGTGCCGTCTGACAGTTGCGACCACTTGACAGGTCTGCCATACAGGAACACAAGCGCGATTTCGTTGATGTACTGCTGATATGGAATTGGCAACTTCGCGACTGACACTTTCTTGCGCATCTTGCCTTTCTTGTCAGTCAGGATTTTGTCTTCACGCAACATTACGCTGTGAGTGCGTATGTTGTATTCTTTCATCGCTGCAAGTGCCTTTGCGCCGTTAGTTGTCATCTGACTGCGTACTGCGTCAATGTCACCCAGTGCAAGCAACTCGTCAAATTCTTGCTTTCTGCCAAGAATTGAGTTCATCGAATTTCGTAGAATGTCGAATAATACCATTTTGATTTGATTTTTGAATGTTAGACGATATTGATGTTGTCATAATCTATGTCATCATCGTCTTCGTAAAGGTCATTGATTGCATAGCCGAGTATATCGACAAATTCATCATGCGGTGCTGCCGGAAAGGCGCACACCTGGTCAAGAAAGTCTTCGTTCCAAGACCCTTCAACGATGAAGACACGCCCACACTCAATGCGCGGTGACACAACACGCAATCTGACTTCTTTGTCATCAACAGGCACAGGCGTTTCAGTGACGTTCAGCGTTGACACTTCGCGAAGCATCTGAACGACACTGATGCCGTTTGCCTTTGGCTCAATATGCAAGACAGACTCTTTGTTGCCACAATGAGCGGCGATGTATTCAGGTAAGAAGCGCAACAGGTCGGGCATTTCTTTCCACACACTTTGCGCGTCATACAAGTATATGTTCTGACCAATGCGACACGCTGCAAGAACTCCTGACGGGTCGTTGTCGCTTTTCTGCTGCTTCTTCTTGTACGCTGTATCAAGATAGAAGTGCATCGGTTCACGGAAGCGAAGCGCGGTAAAGTCTGCGTAACTGATTTTGCGGAACCAATCACGCTTCACGATGTTACCGCCCTCAATGGTCGGTCGCTGCTGATACAGCGCACTAAATTCACGCGGCGCACGCTTCTTCTGCTTCTGAAGTTTCTGAAGTGAGTGCTTTTGAGGCCATAGCGCATCACCGATATGTCTTTCAGACTGAAGTTCGCCGTCATGTTCCTTTTCACAGATAGCCGGAATGACAACGACTGTCCATTCTTCGGGTTCTAATTTCAGCAAGCGACCTGCAAGGTCATCTTCATGCCAGCGCGTCATTATGAACAACTGCTTGCTGTCATTGTGAAGACGTGTTGAAAGAACGGTGTTGTACCAATTCCACACACGCTGACGATAAGTGACGCTGTATGCTTCAGTGGCATCTTTCACAGGGTCATCAATGATTGCGATGTCAACCGGTGTACCTGTCAGACCGCCGCCGACACCTACTGCCTTGTAGAAGCCGCGATGTCCTACGGTTTCAAAGTAGTCAACATTGCGAAGATAGCCGCGTGAAGATTTGTCGTTGCGCTGCGTCATGCTTCCCGACAGGTATGTGTCCGGGAATATAGTCTGATATTCTTCGCTGTCAATCGTTCGTTGTATAGAACGGCTGAACTGTTCTGCGAGGTCTGAAGAATATGAAGAACCGACAATCTTCAAGTCAGGGTCACGCCCCAACGCCCACGCCGGAAAGTTTCGCGATATGATTTCAGACTTGCCGTGCTGCGGCGGCATGAAAAGCATCAACTTCTTGATTTTGCCTTCAAACAACTTCTGACAGTAGTCTGCGATAAGAATGTGAAACCATTCTGCCTGATACTTTGGGTTCGCATATCCAAGAAAGCACGCAAAACGCTTCGGTGCTTCAAGCCGTAACTTGGTGCGCCGAAGTGTCATCAATCGTCTTTTTCTTTCTTGTTCTGTCATCATCGCTGTGAAATGCTTTACTTCATGTCGAGTTTTTCAAGACGCTTGATTTCTGCGTCAATATCTTCTTCGCTCATGTGTTCGTCTGCATCACGCTTCGACACTGCGATATTTTCTTTCAGACCGAGGTCACGCGCAATGATGTTCGCGTTGTACAGACCCACAACCGCTCCGTCAAACTTCGTGTCGTAACAGTATTGCGTGATGCGTTCGATTACCGCTTCATAGTCTGCGCCACGCTTTCCGTTCGGAAGCGAATACCACCACTGATGCGTCATGCCAAGCCACCGCGTAACAAAGTCAAGTATCTTCGGCGGTCTTGCATACCGCTGTGTTCTGCGCTGCTGTCTGCGTTCGTCATTGCTTGTCTGATAGCGGTAGTTCGTTTCGACTTCGATTTGATTTTCTTCGAGGTCTGCGATGTACTTCTTGAACTCTTCAGCAAGGTCTTCAGGCGAATATCGTGCTTTGCGACCGCGAAGATTTTCAAAAAGTCGCTTTGTGTCAGGATAGAAATGTGCCATATCTTGTTACTTTTTAGGTTTTGCGACTTCTGTTTTTCCGATATATTCAAAAGACACGGTCAGTCTGTTGCGTGAAAAAGACCCTTTCAACTTCGCTGTTCGTACACCGCCGGAAACGCGACCGATGCGCGTTGTCTTCCACTTCGGGTTGTTTGCACGGCTGTGTATCATTGCAGGGTTCGATGTCGTACTGATGAACGTCTTTCCCTCTTCGCGAAACATTTCTGCTATTGCGTCACTGAATACGGTGCCGATGCCAACGCCCTGAAAGTCGGGAAATACGACTGTGCGATGTTCTTTCCATGTGTTCTTCTTAATCGGGTGGGGAAATGGCAGAGCTGCACAGAAAGCACACAAGTCACCGTTGCACGTTGCGATGAAGACACGCGCTGCGTGATTGAAGTTGTAACTTAAATAGTGATGCTTCTTAAAGACGTTCCAAAAGTATTCCTTTCGCTTTGTTTCGTAGATTTCGATGTTAAGTCCTGGTCGATTTTTTTTTTGCGCTTCAGCGTCAAGCAACTGAAACGTCATATCGTCTGTGTTGAATACCCAGTCCGGCATCAACCAGTCTTGCACATCATAGTGACACGTCACTGCGATGAACTTCTTGTTCTGTCTTCTGATTGCTTTCTGAATGGCAAGCGAGGAAACACGTGCCACGTTGCGGTCAACGACTGAAGTAAATTCATCGAAGACAAACATATCACGCTTTTCAAGAATGGCGCGTGCGATGTCACAGCGCATCTTCTCACCGTTTGACAGAACTGCATACGGTTTCAGCCAAGACGGTGGACTGCTGAAGCCGACAGCGGTCAGTGTTGCAGCGATTTCTTTTGTTGACGCGCCTTTTGGCATATCGTCAAGAATGTTGTCGTGCGACCAATCGAAGCCGTTGATGATGTCTGCATCAAACAATTCGTGCGCAATAGTAGATTTACCGCTACCACTGCGCCCGACAATAAGACCGATATTCCACTTGTCAGGCAATTCGATGTTGCCTGTGAAGTGTTCTGTGACGTGCTGCTGTTGTAGGTCGTAAGTTCCGATGATAGATTGCACGCGAAAACTGTCAGTCGGCTGTGATGTCCTTACAATGTCAAAACTCGGCATGAATAACCTTGGTCTTTAAGTGAATTATACAGTTCTTCTTGTTCTGCTTCATCAGCACAGTCGATTTCTATCTTGTACGACTGACCGATTTTGTCAGACAAGTCGGGTTTTTCTTGACCACCTTTCGTTGGAACATCAAGACCAAAATCGTCAAGCATATCGTCAGGCCATTCATTCGCAAGCAAGTCCCAGTCCCAATCACCGAAGCCGTTGTTGTCTATGATTGTGTATGCTTGAAGCCGTTCGACAGGTGTGTCAACAGGTATGATGACAGCCGGTGCTTCAGTATGCCCAAGTTCCTGCATCGCCTTGTACCGCATATTGCCACCGATGATGATGTACTTGTTGTTTCCAATCGGATAGACAAGCAAACTGCGCCAAGCAAGCATTTCAGGGTACGCTTCGATGTTTGCTTTCAATTTTTCAAACTTCTTCTTCTTGATTGTGCGCGGGTTCTGTGGCAGTCCGTCAAGTTGCCCTGTGTTCGGCTCAATCTGCGAAAGCGGAAGCATCGTCAGTTCTTTGTTGATGAAGTCTTCTTTGCTCATTGCGTTCTGCTTTTGATGATGATATTTTTTAATGACTGCAAAAAATTGAAGCCGTAAAGTCGTAAACTTCTGATGCCTACTTCTTTTGCATACTGCAAAGGTAATAAAAAAGTAGTGTTTATTAGACACTACTTTGAGGAAAAATAATAAAATGACAGAAATTTCAAGTTTTTCGGGTTACAAAGATGTATTTCTTCACTTCTTCGATGAAGTCTTCAATGCTTCGCACGATTACATACTTGTAACCTTGTGCTTCGACTGCTTGCTGAAAACACTTCTGACTTTTCTGCTGTCTGCCTGTCTTTGTCTTGAACTCGATGCACAAGCCGTGATACTGTTCATTCGGGTACAGGAACAACACGTCTGCGACACCAGCCGTCACACCTTCTGCTTTCATTATTGCTGCTTCGATGCGTCTGCGACTTCCGCCGTTCGGTACTGCAAACATCAGCATTGCCAGGTCGGGGAACTGAAGCCTGAACCACTTGAAGCACGATTGCTGTATCTGACTTTCTATGTGTTTCATTGTCACGCTGATTTAGAACGGTAAGTCGTCATCTTTAGAGTTGCATTGCTGTGGTGCTTGATAGCCATTTGCGCCGTATGCCGGTGTCACGCTGTTGTTCGGTTGCACGTCAGATGTTTGTTTTTTATCAAGAAGTTGGAAGTTTTCACCGATTATTTCTGTGACATAACGCTTGATGCCGTCTTTGTCATCATAACTTCTTGTGCGCATCTTGCCTTGAACGAAAAGCGATGAACCTTTATGCACATAGCGACCGATGACTTCAGCCGGTTTGCCGAAGAAAACTATGTTGTGCCATTCCGTGCGGTCTTCGACTTGTGTGCCATCTTGCCGCTGATAGCCGCGTTCTGTTGTCGCGATTGCGAAACTTGCCATTGCTGTATTGCTTTGCGTCTGAATGATGCGCGGTTCATCGCCGACAAAGCCAATGACTGTTGCTTGATTGAAAGTTGCCATATTAACTGCTGTTATTCAATATGTCGTTGTATATATTATCTCTGTTATTATATTATATATTAACTTGAATATATCGTGCGTGCGCGTGAAGACACGTCTTCAGACGTTGTTCAGCGTTGCGGAACGGTTCGCGTATCTGAACGGCGTGAAGTGAACGATGACACCGTTGAAAGTCGCGTCTTCCTTGTTGCGCTGCTTCCAAAAGAACCAATCTTTGAAGTCATCGACAGTCGTGCCGTCATTCTTCGCAAGTAGTTCAATTTCGTCTGCTGACAGATACCTGTCTTCGATGCACACGGAAAGACCGTCATCGTCTGATGAATAGTTCATCGCTATGTGTTCGACACCGATTTCTTCGTCTGTGTTATAGACTTCGCGCTGCTTTGAACGGCGCGGCACGCCTGACCATTGACGCACTGACAGAATGTAATTGCCGGTGCGCATCTTTTCTGCGTTCAACGCCCACAGGTCATAATTCGCGCGTATAGTGTGAAGTTTCTCACCGTTGATGAGCTTCGTTGCGAAGTGCGTAGGCTCTCCGTGCCTCTTATGCACTTTCGGGTATGCTTTCGATACCACGATGTTGATTTTTCTTTTCATAAGAACGTCATATTTTCAATTTACCGATGTTTTACTTGTTGGGATAGTCAAACATACTTGGCTGCTTCTGAATTGCGTCAGGCAGCGCGACAATCGCTTCCACGCGCTTTATTTCTTCGTCCACCTTGCTTTCAAGTATCTTGCTTTGCTGCAAGTCTGATTTTCTGCGGTTCTTGAAGTATTCGCGCTGATAGGCTCGCATACGTCTGACAAGTTCAAAGAATTGTCTTGCGTCCATAGTAACTATAAGCCTGATGAACCGTAACCGCCGATGCCGCGTTCGCTGTCTGAAAGTTCTTCGGCTTCTTCAAATTCGATTTCTGGTATCGGCATGATGATGAGTTGTGCGATGCGTTCGCCGATGCCGTAGATACTGCCATCGTGCGGACGTTCAACGATGCGACCACATTCTTCGTAATAGTTGAAGTAGTTTGTCGGCTTGAACTTCGCCATGACTTCACCGCGATAACCACTGTCAATAACGCCTACACAGTTTGACAATACGATGTCTTTCTTCGCGATAGAAGAACGAGGAAAGACAAGACCGACATATCCGTCAGGAATTTCAACTGCGATGCCGGTGCCGTACACCATTGCGCCGTTTTCGTCAATAGTGCATGATGTCGCTGTCAGGTCGAAGCCTGCGTCTGTTGCGTGCGCCTTTACGGGAAGCACTGCATTTTCAGAAAGTCTTTTGATTTTGATTTTCATTGCTGTTTATTCGTTGTTTGTTACAAGATGTGAAGCCACTGCTTGCGCAATAGCCCCACATCGGTCTGTTTCGTTCATTCTTCTGTCAGTTTCGATTTGAACACGTCCATGATAGCGGTTTCCGTGATGCCGATAATCTCGAAGTCTGCCATTGTGCCTTTCATGCCCTGCATGAAGTTGTCGTATGCGCTCTTGAAGTCGCTTGCCTGTACCATGAAGACGTTCTTGCTGCGCTTTTCTGCGCCGGTCTTTTCGTTGATAGTGATGAAAGCTGCTTTGACCTGATACCAACGGTCACCGCTTGCGTCCCAAAAGATTTCAGACACTTTCGACTTGTTGACAGCCGACACGGTGAACTCGCCGCTGATGTACGGCGTTACTTCTTCGATGATACGTGCTTCTGCTTCTGTGAATGAAAGCGCATCTACAAGATACGGTTCTGTCACTTTCTTGATTGCTCCGTTATCCATTGTCTTATCGAAGCGTACTGATGTTTTAATCCATTGTGCCATAATAATTAAGTTTTAGACGTTATTGATTTCTGTTATTTCGTGAATTTAACGAATTTTCGGTTCGTGAAGATATTCGAGCATTCTCACTTCTGCTTCTATGAGTGTCGCACCGTTAGTTTGTTGAAATTGATGTCATACGTTTACTCTTCTGATGTAACTTCTTTCCAATTTACAAATCTCTTAAAGTGGTCGCCCATATTGACAAATACTTCCTGTCCATTACCAAAATAAGGTTCGTTTGAGCTTACAAGTCGCATTTCGTGTATAAGGCAACTATATCTGTCATCATTTGGTTTCAAGCCATTGCACTCGTTGCGTAGATAGACGTGTTGAGTGCCAGATGCGTAATAAAATTCAGACAAATAGCCTTTTGCGAGCATAGAAATAGCGTCTTTGTGGCGCGTAGGCATCGTATCAAAGCCACCTTTAACCGGACAGCATATATCTATATAGCCAACACTGGGATTGTTTACTTTTACTTTGGGTTTATATCCCCACGCCTCTAACAAGGCTACAACTTCTTGATGAATTTCGATTGCTTTCATATTTCTGTTTTTTGTTTTATTATATTTACATTTTCGTTCATGTTATGCTGTTTGTTTGATTTTACGTTTGTATAGTTCTGCACACAGTGCTTCGCACCACTTTCTGGCGATAGTCACTTCAACTGCGTTGCCGATGAACTTCTTTTGGTCTGCCTGTGTGCCGATAAGTTCATAATCTTCAGGGAAACCCATAATCAGCTTCAGTTCGTCTATCTTCAGCATACGCATCGTGATGTCGATGATGTTGTACATTGCCATAAATTCTTTGATTTTGACAGTCATCGGACTGTCTGTGTCGTAGATTTCAATCGCGACTTCACCTGTTTCAGTCGTGACAAGATACGGCGGCATCTTATCCATGCGTGCGATGAGCGTGAAGCACGGTGCATCAACAGACCCACCTTGTGACGCAAATTGTGGGTTCATCAGATAGTGCCATTTGCGATTTGCTGTGATTACGCTTGACGGTTCGTTGATTGAATGACCTACATTGCTGAAGTTCGTGTCCATTATCCACGGCTTCACTGTGATAAGTTTTTGCTTCGGGTTCGTCAGTACAGCCGGGTTCGGCTGTTCGATGCTTGACAGTTGACCGCCGCCTGAATACTCATTCGCGATGAAACGCTTGACTTGCACAAGTGCCATTCTGTCTTTTGTCGTAAGCGTTGCCGCCGGTGCTGCGCACGATGTATTGAAGCCATTTCCGTAGTGAACTGATACAAATGCGTGATGGTCTATTGTCGTGATAGTTCCTGCCGGTTCTTCAACAGATATGTTCTTGTCATAAGGTGAACCGCTGAATTGCTTTGACAGAAACGACACTGATGCAAGTGCAAGTCGTCCTTGTGTCGCAACAGTAGGGCAAGGTTCATCGAGTGACGGCGGCACATACTTACCGCGTTGGTTCATTGAATTGTACTTTACCATAAAAGCATCTTTGCCCCCTGCAACAAACTTTATCAGTCCGGCATATATGCGTTCAAGCGTCTTTTCTGCAAGCGGCTTCTTGCGGTCGAAGATTGATTTGCCTTCATCTTCAAAGTCTAATACTTCGCGCACAGGCTTCCACGGCTTCAGTGTGCCGAACAAAGTGCGTTCACCTTTCTTGCTGTGCGTCTGCTTCGGGAATACGATAGGAAGACCATGTTTCGCAAATATGCCGAAGAAGCGTTTGCGCGATGTGTATGCGCCATAATCAGCCGCGTTCAGTATTCTGAAGTCAAAGTCGTAGCCGTATCGCTTCACCTGATTGCGCCAACGCACATAACAACGTCCACGGTCTTTTGACAGCGGTTTGCCGTTTTCATCGAGCGACCCCCACGACATAAATTCTTCTACATTTTCGATTTGAATATAATCGGGGTCTATTGCTTCGATGTATCTAAAAAGATGTTCAGCAAGCGTTCGACTGTCTGCGTCACGGGACTGACCGCCTTTTGCTTTGCTGAAGTTCGTACATTCAAGTGATGCCCACAGAACGACAAGAGCGTCAGGGTTCTGCATACGGCACTTCTGAAGATGTGCCACAAGCGGTGACAGTTCAAGCGTTCTGATGTCTTCTGTGAAGTGAAGTGCGTTCGGGTGATTTGCCGCGTGTGATGCGATTGCCTTTGCATCGTGATTGACACACGCGATGACTTCTGCGCATTGTTCATTGTGAAGACGTGCTGTGTTCACGCCGGTAGATGTACCACCGGCACCACAAAACAGGTCTATGTATAGAAGTTGTTTCATTGTCTAATAATTTTCATTGTCGTATTCGTAGTTCACACATTCATTCGTAGCGTCAGGCATCGGTCTGTCACATCTGTTCTTGATTTGCTGTGCCTTATCAGATGACAGTCTGTGTATTTTGTTTGAATACATTTTGCATCCGTCTATGTCGCAAATGAAGTCTATATACTTCTGACTGCCGTCACACACATCTTTGTCAAACAGGTCACATTCTGCTGCGGCTATCTGTTCGCCGTATTCATTTCGTTCAATATACATTCTGTTGCAGTGTTTGCATCTTACACCGACTTCACTGCGGTGTTCTTCCTTTCTGCAATGCTTGCACGATGAACACAACGACTGATTGTGTGGGTTCTTCTTGCAACTTAATTCGTGTCTTAATATACCCGCTGCGCTTTTTGAAATTCTGCTGCAATACGAGCATTTGAATATCGTTTGATTTATGAGCTTTTCCATTGTTTACTTAAATATCATTCTTAAAAATCTGCTTGCTTCTATTTCTGCCGGTGTAGCAAATTCTTCAGGTTTAAGAACTTTCAACAGCTTCGCCGTCATGTTAGAATATGATGTCAGGCAATACTCATGCTTCAGGCAAGTTCCGATGCTGTCACCAACAGAATAATCAGCATATTTTCCGGTCGTTCGCTTCAACAACGCTTTGTCAATGTCAAGCACAACACACACTTCAAAGTCAACACAGCCTTTGAGGTATCGCCATGCTTTCTTCGGCTCGTCTGTTGTAAAGCAAAAGCCAACAGATGTTGAACCGCCTTTACCACCGCGATAATGGTCTGTGGTGTTCGTCAGTGTTTCGCCAGACATGAATTTGTCAAATTCACTTTGTGAACAAAATCTTGTAAGTTTCATCGTTCTTCGTAGTTTTTACACGGCTTCTTGCGTGCGGTTATTCGTTTCTGTAACTTGTTGCAGTACATTGTTGAGTTTGATAGACATTCGTAATGACAGCACTGCGAACAATGCGGTGTCAGAACTTGTGGTATGTTGTCATAATCGTATTGTGTTGCAGTTCTGACTTCAACCCAACCGATACCGACATACTGATGAACTGTGCCATCTTTGATTACGCAATAATCAGCGTCAACAACAGACTTCGGCGGATTGACGCTCATCTTAATCATTGATATGTCTGAAAGTCTGATAATCATTTCGCTGCGGTGTTATAGTTGTCATTGATTACGATGTACGGCATACCACCCGGCAACGCTTTCCACAGGTCACGAGGAAGCAAGAACTCGACTGCACCGATTGCGCGGCCAAGACAGACAAGTTTGTCTTGCATCTGATGAAGACCCGTCCACTGATTGCCGTTCTTGTCGATGCACATATTGAGGAACGTCCAGCCGCCGCCACCGGGTCTGTGAAATTCGGTCGGCAGTTGCATGAGCATCTGCATGATGTCTTGTTCATGTTCCGCTATCTTTTCACGATTGAAAGCGACTTCGATAAGTACACCTTTCAGCACATATTCAGTCGTGTTTGCCAAACAGTCTTTGAAGATTGCTTCGACATTTTCCGATGTCAGTTGCATCGGTTCTTTTATTGAAATTTCGTCAGTCATATTGCGTTGATGTTTATTATTTAACCTTTAATTCTGCCATTAAAAGCAAGTCTGAATACATCATACTGTCTGCCGATGACAACAAATTCAAGCATAGCGTCTTCGTTTGCAACATCGTTGATTTGAAGTACCTGGTATTCCTTGCCGTTGATAATCTGATATTCCAATGCTTCTTCGATTTCGTCTTCTGAAGCATTTGCAAAGTATTTGTACAAACTTGCGATGATGTGCTGCTGCAAATAGGCTGTGCCGTATGCTGCTGCAATCTTTTCTTGATTTCGTAATGCGTACCTCATGTTCAGAAATTTCTCTTTTGCTTCTCGATTGTGCGTGCATAGATGTGACACTTTGATTTGTATCTACACTGACCGGCTGCTGCTTCTAAATGTGCGCTGTGCCATTCGTCCCAATCATTCACGCCGTCTTCTGTCAAAAAACGTATCAACTGCATACAGTTGAAGCCACGTTCTTTGCGCTTCGCATCGTGTAGTTCTACAAGTCCGTTACTTTGTGGCTTCATCATTTCTTCAGATATTTCACCCACGCATAATGCTTGCGGTCATCGAGATAAAGAAGGTCGAGCTGCATATTGTAGGCTTCACATTCAAAACTGATGTTTCGGTATGCCTTGTGTGCGTTTCGATATAGGCAAAGTCTTATCGCCCATTCAATGACATACCACAAGTAAAAGAACACATAAAGCATTTCACGCTGCTGTGCCGTGTGTATCTGCTCATGTCTGATGTCGATGTCTGTAATATTCATTCCTTTGCGGACAAATAGCATCCCGAATAGGTTTATCGCTTTGAAACCTTTGAATGGGATGATGTTGTTATAGATTATCTTCATTTTGTTCTTCCTTTAGTCTGTTGATAAGTGCATCTGCCGACTTGATTGCTTCATTGAAGCGAAGTTCAAGAACTGCATCATTCTTGAAGTCTTCTATACTTGTCCATTTCAGATAGAAGTCGCGTATCAACTCATATCTGCGCTGTTCCCAATCAATATCTTTTTTATGTTCAAGCGCAAACATCGGGAACATTCGACCTTCAGGCGTTTCGTACATTGCAGTTCTTACAGTAAGCGGTTCACGGCACATTCTGACTAATACTGTTTCGCCGGTGTCTTTCACAACTGCTTTATTGAAAGGTCTATCATTCTGTGAAATGACATATCTTTTGTTTTGTTTCGCATCTGCTCTTACTTGTCGCGTGTGTTCAGCGACACATTCCTTGCAGCGGTGTGGATATGACTTCGACATTTCAGACCGTGTTTTCTGCTTGCCGCACACTTCACAAGTTATCAGGTCATTTTCCATCGTTGCCTCCTTTCTGTTCTTTGCGTACTTCTGCGATTGCAGATGCGACAGCGTTGATTTTGTCACGCTCTTTTGCTTCGATTTGCTTGTGTGCATAGACACAGGCTGCTGCGTAGATGTCGTGACCGAACTCTTTGTCTTCGTTCATCAGCGAATTGACAAGATGTGCCATGTCGCGTGATGTTCCGGCGAAGTGCATATACACTTCTTTTTGCGTGTTATCAGCCATGATGACGGCTGCTGCGCGGTTCTTTTGGTCTGCTTTCGACCACGCTTCACACTGATTGATGATTTTTTCTGCTTCTTTCATTGCGTTATAATTTGTCATTTTTGCTGTCTGCCGCTTCGCCTGCCGCGTTTCAATGCTTCAGATGATAGTTTGCTTGTCTGCGATTGTCAAAGTGCGGCAAACAGCGGTATTTTCGTTTTATCTTCTACTTTCTCCTTTCAGTACGATGATGTTGTATGTCTTGAAGCGGTCAACAAGACGCCCGAAGTCATCGCTGAATGTTTCTTTGAGCTTCTTCAGGTCGAGGTTCGTTGTCAGATGCGCAAATTTTCTTTGGTCTATTGCGGTCATCGTCCAGATTTCATTTCGTGCGTGCAAGAAGTCTTCGACAATCGTTCGTGTGTCTATTCCGTAGAATGGGCGATTTTCGACACCGATGTCATTCAGGCAGATGTTTACAGGCTTCGACTGAAAACCGACATTGTTTTCTTCGTTGTAGGTGTATCTGTCAATGTTGTTGTGCATCGTGAAGTAATTAGTCATCTGCGTCACTGACACGTTTTCAAAGAAGTTCGGGTTTTTCGTTGCGCGTAGATACTCACTGAATATCTGCATCAGCATCGTTTTTCCTGTACCGACATTTCCCATGATAAGCAAGTTGTTGTGAAGTTTGTAGTGCTTATTCGGGAACACTTCTTCTGCAAGCGGACAGTTGTTGAAGTAGTACAGCAAGAAGCGAAGAACGTCACGATTGTTGTCATCGACTTCAAACTTGCGATGCTGTGGTGCAAGACAGACTGTGTTCGCGATATACACCAACAATTCGACATGTGCTCTGTACACTTCGGGATTTGTCAGGTCTGCGAATTGGCTTTGTGCGCCTCGAATTTTCTTCAGCACGACTTGTGCAACTTCGTTGACGTGCTGCCACGCTTTCTTTGCCTGTTCTTTGCGTCTTGCTTCGACTTCGGCAATCTGTTCAGCGGTGAGTTCTGTTATTTGTTCAGCCATATTGCGTTTATTTTATTTGTTTTTTGAAATGAAAGCTGCGTCTTCTTCTTCGTAGTCACAAACAGTTGTCTTCGGCTGTTCTTCGCTCTGCTGCTTCGGTTGTTTTGATGTGATTTCAGGCAGTTCTTCTTCCCAACGTGCCTGATACAGCCATGTAGATAGATTTGCGTAGTTCGGCTTCCACTGACCGGCTGCTTCTGCTGCTTTGTTGTATTCAATCAGACGTTGAAGTGCCGGCATCAGCAAAGGCACAATCTTCGTCCAATTCTTATGCTTACGCTTGAAAGCGTCAAATTCTGTATCGTGACCGCGCTTTCGACCTGGGTACGATTTTCTGAAGACTTCAAACGCTTCTTCAAGTTTTGAAAAATGCTCGTTTTCACAGTTTTCTTTTTCTTCTATATCTTTATCTTTATTATTTATATTATTAAATATAAACTGTGAATTTTCGTCAGAACAACCAAAACAACCATTTGCTTGATTTGCTTGTTTTTTCGTTCTTTTTGTCTGCGCATCATCTTGTGTTTCAGCAATTTCAGCAAAACAACCATTTGCTTGTTTTAGTTGTTTTTCAGACGTGCTTTCGCTGTCAAAATCAACCAAATCAACCATTTGGTCGTTTTGCTTGTTTTTGCTTGTTTTTGCTTGTTTTCTTGCGTTCTGATTGCCTTTCGGCGCACCTCCCTTGCGAGCCGCCGCGATACGCTTTTGACGTATCGCTTCTGTCTTCGCTTTTTCTTCGTCAATCTGTGACTGCATAAGCGAAGTCACGGCTGCAATGGTAGCGTTAGTTGGTCGTACACCCTCAAATGCGTAAGCGCAAACCGAATTAAATGCTTCAGCCTGCATTTCGACCGGCAGACACTTGATTGCGTCCCACCAATCTTTGTGAAAAATGAGGGTATCTTTCATAGTTCAATCAGAATACAAAATCACACCAAAGGTCAACAAACTGATTTCCGGCGTACAACGCTAATTCGCGTGTCTTGAAGGCGAGCCGAGAGCCGTTATACGCACCCGAGTACGAGGATGCGAAGCCCGCGCCCGCATAGACGAGACCGCCACTCGCGTTGGCGTAGGTAACCGAGCGACCAACGACACGGCAGCATCTTTCTTTGTCATCTGCGTCAAGGTCGTTGTATTCGTCTTCTGTGTATATGCAGAACCACGGATAATACTTCCATTCGTCACTGTTCGTCCAATCGGGTGACCAGCCTTGATTGAGTGCTGATGTGATGATGCGCAACTTCAAGAAAGCCGTCAGGTCGCGCATATCTTTTTCGTTGCCGTTCATCTGCTGTTCATACAGATGATATTGACGTACAAGCGTGTGGTCTTCGCCGAGGACTGCGATAGCATCTTCAAGCTTCTTCACACGTTCTGTGATTGGTCTGTTGTCAACGGCAGCTTCGATGTGTTCTGCTTCGATGACATACTTCTTTCCTGTTGAGTCGAATTTGACTTCGTACAGATGCGGTTCACGTTTGATGTCTATGACTTCAGTGATGATGCCCTCTTGGTCGAAGACATTTACTTTTTGATTTAATTCAAATTGATTTTTCATTGTTGATTTTCTTTAATTTTGGTAATACTTCATGTTTTATTATTCTCTTTGCGTTTGTCGCACGCAAACTCTTTCTAATAGCATCTTCATCAATGTAGTCGAGAAGAAGCGGCAGGCAGCGCACCAAAGTCGCTACAACATTGTTAGGCACTTTCTTCATCAGTACGGTTCTTTAGAAACATCGACACAGACACCGCGCTTTGCAATGATGACAGGCTTGCCTGTTATCTGCATGATGCGCTGCTTGAACTGTTCTGCATCGCTGTTGTTGTGTGACAGATGTATCAGAATTATGTCGTTCACGGTGTCAAGATTTGAAGACAGCAAGATGTTTTCAGTTGTCTTGATTTCCATGTGCGACTGAAGCAAGCGCGGACGCATTGATGCCGGTGTGATGCCGTTTTCAATGTTGTAGTCAAGAATTTCGTCTGAATAGTTCGCTTCTATCATCATGTGTGACAGGTTTGGTATGCGATATTCAAACATCATCGTGTCTGTGACAAACAGCATCTTTCCCATTTCTGCGTGTTCTATGACGAAACCGACACACGGCACATCGTGTTCCACAGGCACCACAAAGACATTGAACGTGCCTATGCGATAGCCGTGCATCGGTTCGATTTCCTTGCAGAAGATGCGCTGCTTCAATGCGTGTGCGTAAAACACTTCTTTCAACGCACACACACGAATTGCACTTTTCAGATATTCAGCGATGAATTTTGAATGGTCACCGTGCTGATGTGTCACGATTGCGCCTGCAATGCGACCAATCTTGAAGTCAAGTGCTTTCTTCACTTCAAGAAGTGGCATACCGCACTCGATGACAAGTGCGCCGTCAGATGCTTCAAGAATGTAGCAGTTGCCGCTTGATGATGAGCCGAGAACTTTCAATTTCATCGTGAACTTCTGTTTTATGGGTTAGTAACCTGGTGCTTCTTCTGCTTCGTTCTGCTGTGACGCTCCTGATGCTGTTTTGGGCTGCTGTGTGACTTCGCCGGTGCTTTCATCGACTAATTCTTCATACTCGACTGTTGAAGCGTCAAGGTCAAGCGGTTTCGCGTCTGCGATTTGCAGTGCTTCTTCACGCGCCACAAGTGCGTGCTGTGAAGCGTTGTCATCTGCTGTGATAGCGTTCTGTATCTTGATAGACAGATAGCCATACTTCGACAGAACACGGCGAATGACAGTCTTCAGTGCCATGTCGTTGAAATTGCCCTCCCAACCGACAGACTTTGACACAATACCGTTGTTCGCTTTCTCGATGAACTGCGCGATAGTGGTGTCTTGCTTGATACCGGGAGCGTATCGCTTCGCATACTTCGCCATGTCTTCGACTGACATGAAAAGTGTCTTGCTGTAACCGTTCAGCAACTCGAAGTAACAGAAGTAACCGACAATCTTGTCAGAAGTCTTCTTGCCGTCAAGTGCGACTTCACCTGACAGACGGTTCACTGTGCGAAGTTCGCCCTCATAAACAAAGTCCGCGTTAATGGTGCGATACTGACCTGTGCGCATAGCGAGTTGAATGTAACCCTTGTAACCGGGAATGAATGTCGGTGTCGGCACTTTTATCCATTCATCGCGGCCGGTCTGTTCGTTTCGCACTTTCTTCTTGTTGTTGTACACAACGATGTAGGCGAAACCGAGTGCGCGATTGATAGGCAGGTCAAGCACTGCTGCTTTCAGTGCTTCAGACACGATTTGCGCCGGTTGGCAAGTCTGAAGCGACTTGTCACCGTTGTAAAGGTCGATGATGCTTGCGACAAACAGGTCTTTGTTTTCTGCAAGCGCGTTTTGGAACTGTTCCTGAACACTGGGCGCGTTCAGAATGGTCTTCAGTTTTGCAAGACCGCCGGTTGTCTGCGGCTGTGCTGCGATTTGATTTTGTTCAGCCATTTTACTGCGTTGTTAATTGATGAATGATTATTGATTGTTTGCTTCAACGCGAAGTTGTGCATCGCGTGAAACGATAAGATTTATTGTTTGTGACTGCATCGGCATGATGTCGTTGATACTTTCTGCGTTATCCACGAATATAGGTGCGTAGATGTCTTCAGACTTGCAGATTGCGTTGATGATGTCAAGACCGATGTTGATACGTTCTGCGTTGCTGCAAGTGCTGTATGGCTTGCCGTTCAGCGTTGCTTCGCACGTTTCGCTTTCTGCGCCGTTGATTGCTACTGCTATCCAACGAAAGCGCACGATGCTGAAAAGACCGTTGATGCGTGCTTCGATTGCTGCGCTGCGTGCTTTGCTGAACTCTGCGATGACAAATTCTTTGCGTTCAAGTTCTGCAAGTTCGATATTCAGTTCCTGCATCTTCTTTTCAAGTTCGCTCACGCGGCGTTTGTCTGTTTCTGCGTCTGTGCGCTTTGCAAGTTTAGCGACAAGCGTTTCAATCGCTTGTGTCAGTGTCGTGCGACCGTTACGCAATTCTTCACGATTTTCGTTCTGATTGCCGTCAGACTGCTGCTTTGTGTCTTTTTCTTTCGTCAGTCGGTCAATGTCTTCTTGAAGTGACTTCATGCGGCTGTCTGCTGCGATTGCTGCATCAGCATCAGGTCTGACAAGTTCGGCAGTGTATTCAGAAGATGCTTCGATTGATGTGATGCGCTTCTTGTATTCTTCGATAGACGCTTCAGCAAGTTCGATGTTCTTCTGATATTCTTCTTTGCGCGTGTTGTTTGCGATGCCATTACGCTTGTTGCGTGCGATGTCATCAGCGACTTCACCAAGACGCTTTTCACGTTCTTTCTCGAAGTTCTGAAGCATCTGTGCTTCTTTTGCTTCTATGTCAGCCATGTCAAGCGGTCTGTCACAAGTAGGGCAAACAAACTGTGCTTCGTCAATCTGAAGTGTTTCTGCCTTGATAGACTTCTGCTTTGCGTTGAGCTTCTGCCATTCTGCAAGGAGCGTGTTACGGCGTTCTTCGCACCGTGCGATTTCTTTCTTGTAGGTGTCGATGTCGCGTTCACACGATGCGATTTTCTGCTTCAACAGTTCAACTTCGTGCTTCAGTTCGTTCTTCTTTCCCTGTGCTGCGTAGAAGTCGCGCATAACTTCCTCTGTGATTTCATTTTGACGCTTCATGCGTTCTGTGCGAAGACTTTCAATTTCGCGCATCAGTTTACGCACGGCTTCATTTGATGCGCTTTCTGCTGCATTGATGTCTTCAAGTTGCTTTTCGATGTCTGCGCGTGCTTCGCGCTTCTGCTTCAGTTCTGCTTCAATCGAAGACCAATCTTCTTCTTCAGACTTCGCGATGTCACGCTTCTTTTCGTCAATGCGACCAGGCAGGTCAACGAGTTCTGCATTGATGCGCTGCTTCTTCGCGCTGATTTCTTTCTTGAAGTCTGCAAGCGTCTTGCCTGTCAGTTCTGCAAGTAACTTCTGAAAGTCTTCGTTGTCTGCTGCGACTTCTTCGTCTGTAATGTTTCCGGCCATACGGTGCAACATCGCTTTCTGCACTTCTGCTTTCTGACTTGTGAAGTATGTCGGCGATGTGATGAACTTAAAGACTGCTTCATCGCAAATGTCGGCGATGTGTTCTTCATAGTCTTTCTTGCTGCACGGCACGTCATTGAAGAAGCGTTCTTCTTTGTTGCCGTCAAACTCTTTGTCAACCTTACCTGCACGCTTCACCCATTTTTCAGTGAAGCGGCGTGACAGAGTGATTTCCTGACCGTTCACTTCGATGACTGCACTGACTTCATGCGGAAGTTGTGCGATGATGTTTCCGTCTTCGTCAAGTGTCTTCAGGTCAAATGCCTTGCGGTCTTGGCTGTCTTTGCCAAACAGTAGCCAAGTGAAAGCATCGAAGACTGTTGTCTTTCCGGCACCGTTGCGACCGTAGATGTTTGTGACTGTCTGATTGAAGTCAATCGTCAGGTCGCGCACACCCTTGAAATTTACAAGGTGCATCTGTTTGATGATGATACTTTTCATTGCGTTTGTTATTTAATTCTGCGCGTTGCGCAAATAGTTGATGCTTGTGAGTTGATTTCGTCTTTTGACGCTGTGCGGTTGCGTGTCTGCCACGCTTCGATTTCTTCACGCTTGAAGTACAGTGAACCGTTCTGCTTGTATGTCGGTATGACTTGTTCTGATGCCATGTGTCGGACGCGACTTTCACTGATTTCAAGCACAAGCGCGAGGTCTTTGACACTCCACACGTTCTTCATCAGCGCAATCACGCTGCGCTTGATGTCGCTTAATGACTGCTTCAGTTCTTCATTCATGTGCGTCTTGCTTTTTTGCTTCGCGAAGTTCTTCAAGAGAAGCGCGTAGCATGAGTTTCTGACCTGCCAAACCGATAATACAGAAGCAAATAGTGTAGAATATGTTGTCTGCAATACGGTCGTAATGCGTGAATAATGCGCGTAGTGCGTAACCATAGCCAAACAGAATGATGAACAATGAAAACACTACCTGTGCATACAAGAAGACGCGCTCGGTCTTTCGTATGATTTTGTCTGCTGTCTGTTCTTTCATTGTTATTCTTCGTTAGCGTTGTCAAAATGATGTTCTGAGAATAGTTCATCTTCCTGCATCCCATAGTGTTCAGCAAGAAGTGTCATGCGTGTACTGTTTGGTTTCTGCTTTCCCGAAACCCAAGCGCGTACTGTTGCAAGTGGTGCGCGTGCTACTGCTGCCATTTCTGCAAGTTGAGCCTGTGCCGGTGTCAATGCTTCAAGCGCATCAGAATAGCGCACGTCAAGCGGTTTCTTTTTGTTCTTTGTCATACTGCTGATTTTGATGTTAGTTTAACGACCATGTCGTGCGCACATCGCAATGGTCAATTTCGTTATGCTTCACTGCTTCGCCGTTCTTGATAAGCGTCTTCAAAAATTCTTTATCTACATAAATGCCTGACTTGCCACCCCATGAATTTGTGCCAGTAAACAAAACACTTTGTGATGTCAATTCGGCGTTTTCGATGTGTATCGACATTGATGAACCATTCCATGTGTCGTAAGTGCTTAATCTTCGGCCTACAGTCTTTCTGATTACCCTTTCGATGTCGATTTCTTTGATTATTTTCTTTGATGTCATCATATTACGTTGATTTTTTATTGCGTGTTAGACACTAATTTTATAACTTTGCACACTTACTTTCGTCAGTGTTGCACTCACTTTCGTGATTGCTGGTGCAAAGATAAACATAAATGTTGGTCTGTGCAAACAAAAACGATGATTTCCCAACAAAAAAATTTGGCGATAATCATAAATCATTAAAATTCAACGCAATATGAAAGGACAAAAAATTAAAGAAATTTTGCGTGCTGAGGGCATAACGCTCTCGGAAGTAGCCTCTTTACTTGGTTTTGATAACGACCAAAGACTACACAGCGCACTAAAATCAGACGATGTGAAAAGCGGTCTTATCGAAGACATTGCGCGAGTTACAAACAAAAGTGTTGGCTTCTTCTATGGTCTGCCGGTGGTGAACGACCACGGCATACTTGCAAGCGACAACGCTACATACAACGAAACTGAAATATCAGTGCGGTTTATCGGTCTTCTTGAAAAGAAAGACGAGCAGATTGACCGCCTGTTGACAATGCTTGAAAGGAAATAATTATGAAAATCAGCCTTGAAGAACTATTTGCATATTGCGAGCGCAACGGCATCAGTGTTGGCAACATACCCGAATACGTGATGTGTGCTTCAACTGAAGCGATGATGAAAGGTGAAGATAAATTTGAAGTGTCTGATAACACCTTTGCACAGATTGATGAAGCGCATCGTAAAGATGTAGAACGTCAAAAACTGTATGATGACATTTCTTCGTGTCGGCTTGCCGGAATGAAAGACGAAGATGAAAACAACATTGATGAAGCGATAGCACAGTATGCTGAAGCAATACGCATCGGTGAAGCATTAGAATTTGACCTGTTGCACGCATACAGACACGCATACGACCGTATCATCATATTATTATCGCGCACGCACGCATACGCACGAGAAGCCGAATACATTGAACAATTACTGAAATGGCACAAACTTCAAGACATCGACAGAACACGTCTTGAAGAACGTCTGCGAAAAACATACATGAAAATCAACAAATGACAGATATGAATAAATTACTGATATTGGTATTTGCTGCATTATGCTTCACAGCGTGCGGCAATGATGATGAGCCGGAAGCAACACCGACTATCACAAAGGAAATTCGCGAAGTGTGGTCTTCGCTGTCAGGCACGTATTCAACCACGTTCTATGTTCTGAATACTGATAATGTGTGGTACACCGAAACAATCACATTCAAGCCATATTCTACGCCGGAGAAGTTCGTGCCAATGATGACATACAAACGCGGTGACATATACGCATACGGAACTGCCGACATTCAAGACACGCGCTTCACTTCAATCACAGGCACATCGCACTGTTATTATTGCCTGGGGTATTCTTCAACCGGCAAACTGACAATCACTTTCTATCAGTACGCAAATGACAGCGGTGAAAGTTGTGGGCGTGAAGACGAAAGAAGCATCAGACTGTTGTCTGCATCTGAATTTGAAATGTGGTCTTATGGCACAAGTGAAGCGGAAAATGTTCATAAATACGTCAGACAATGAGCCGAACACGAAACTACAGCCAAGACACACTCAATGTCATGGAACGGTTTTACGTTGCGCTTGAAGCGTGTAAAGACAGCAAGGTCATCAATAGCGTATCGGAATACTGCGAGAAGAACAACATTGAAAGTGCCGCATTATACAGACAGCGAAAGCATCGTGAACGAGGTCTGTTTGAAATAGGTTGGGCGGTGCCGCTCATTCGCGACTGCGGCGTGTCCGCACGTTGGCTGATGACAGGTGTCGGGTCAATGTTCGCACAATAA